ATCTCCACTAGGATGAGATTTATAATCTTTCTTCTTAGCAAATGTTTTTACCATTGTAGGTTTTGCTGCTCCAGACTTTTGCTGTTGACCTGGATCTTGTTCTCTTTTTCTTCTAACTGCTGCTGCTATCTTTGCTTTACCTTTTTTACCTTGCCTCTTTAAACTTGCAAGTCTTGAAGATGAAAAACATTTAGGAGTTTTAGTTTCTCCTTTTTCATTGGCACAGGGAGATCCATCAGCTTGAACCCAACCTGGTTTACCACCTTTTGATTTAGATTTTCCAAACCAATCTCTTAAAGATTCGTTCACTTGATTACTAGTATCCATGATTTTATTTAGGCATTCATAGTTGTTCTAAAAACTTTAAAAACTGTAGAATTACTAGAGGTGGGTGTTGCTAATAATCTAATATTACCACTATTTAAATCAGCATCAAAACTAGCAAGACTAGCTCCTGTTTTAATTGTTCCAAATTCACTAATATAAACACTACCTCCAGCATGAACTAAATTTATAGAACTGGTATGATAATCACTTCCTCTCTTAACCTGAACTTGATAAGTTGCTGCTGAATATGTTTCAGCATCAAAGGTATCAATAGATGCTTGTGCTGTTGATGTTTTAGTAGAAGTAGCACCATCAATTCTTACAATATTAGATCCACCCAAATCTATTCCACTTCTAGCAGTAATTAAACCAACTGCATCTACATTAGTTACATCTTCATAAGTTAAAGTTCCTCCAATTGATACATCACCAGTAAATGTAGCATTTGCAGCACTTATATTTCCACTAAATGTACCAGTAGTTCCATCTACATTTCCAGTCAAAGGACCTACAAAACCAGCAGCAGTAACAATACCAGTATAGTTACCTTGACCACTAGCATCTGCAATTTGAGCACCACCCACTGTTACAGTTTGATTAGCAGCATCTAATGTAATTCCTGTACCAACATTAATAGTATTGCTAGAACCATCTAAAACAATAGTATCAGTGCCTAATCTTAATGATCCAGTAATTCTCGCATCTCCACCAACATCTAATTTGTAATTAGAATTAGCAGTGTCTGTTGCTACTCCTATGCTAGAGATAGTATGAAGACCAACTGAATTAGTAGTCCAAGTGGTGCTTCCTATGCTTGCTGCTTGTTGTACAAATTTAAATTTGTTTAGACTATTATCATATGATAGTACCATACCATCATATACAGATGGATTGGTTGCAATTCCCACAATATCATCAAGATATCTGAGGTTGACTTCTCCTCCACCTCCTTGTTCATGAACTATTTGTTTTAATAAATTTAATTCTTTTCTTAATGAGGAAATTTCAGATTCAGTTGTATTTTCTTTTATTATTTCTTTTCCAGTTTTCTCATTAATAGTATCTAAAATTTTAATTGCATGATCTGCAGTAGTTTCTTCTTTAACCTTTTCAATGACTGGTTCTTCTGGTTTCTTTTCTTTTACTGCTTCTTTTACTACTTTCTTTTTCTTCTTTGGTTTAGTTTCTGAGTATAAGAAATTTTCAAAAATCTTAGCATCAGCAACTAATTTTTTTCTTTCTTCTTCTTTTTCCTTTTCTTTTTCTTGTAATTCTTTTTTTAATCTAGCAGTTTCTACTGCCATATCTTGAAACATAGTTTCAAAAGATATTTCACCTATTAATTCCTTTTTTTGCTCGTCCTTTTTCTTCTTCTCTTCTTTTATCAGAGAGAAGAAACTATTAAGATTATCAGGATTATTTTTCTCCATACTTTATTTATTTGGAGTCATTCTGCTTCAGAAACTTTTGCAATTCTGCAGTGGAACCTACAAATAATGAATTATTTACAGTTGTTGGACCTTTAGTTTCCTTCTCTTCATTTACATCTTTTAGTTTTTTCTGAAGATCCATTAATTTATCAGTGGCATCTGCCACATTTTTAATCAATTGACCTGCAACCTCATATGCTCTAGGCATTTCACTTTCTTGTGCTAGTTCAAGAATACCATTGATTGCTTCTTGTCCTTTTTCAATAATTGAGTACAGTTGTCCTCTAGTATATTTGTAATCCTTTTCAATGTCTACAGTTGTAGGATTGACTTGATTGGATACTGTTATATCTACTGTTTCATTATCCATAATTTAACCTCAATCTTCTATAGATCCATCAAATCCAAAATCATCACCAAACTCAATAAGTTTGTTATCCTCTAAAGCATCAGTGTAATTGATACCAAGAATTTGTGCACCTTTAACATGATTTTGAACAGTGGTATTATCTTGTGCTCTCTTAACAGTAAGTTTATTTCCTGTTACAGAGTCAACAAGCATTTCCTCTTGACCAACATAAATGTACTTACCTGCTTCTATCTTTGTTCCATCATCTACTTCTATGATAGTTTCTAATAGATCTACCTCCTCTGCTAATAGAGTTCTAACATCACCAGTATAGTCTTTTGTTGCTCTTGCTACTGTGCTATATGTAACACTTCTTTCTGGAACTGTGCCAGTTCTTGAACCAGCAACATAACCAACTGCAACCTTCTTGATAACATCTCCAGTAACATCTGTGATAGGACCAAATAGAGTTGTTTTAGCAGTAAAACTTAATGTGTATATTAATGCTCTTCTAGTATCAAAATTTCCTTCATAATCATCTTCCATTGTGATATTATCTAAGTTTATTGCAACATCTCTCTTTTCTTTTAAATTACCTAAAAAATTGATTGGAAGTTGGTATGCTGGTTGAAAATAAGGAAGTATCTGTTCTATAATTTGAAGCATATCATCATTTAACTTAGTCATGATTGATAACTCAAATCTCATATTATATGGAACTGGGAGATAGTTCTTTTTCACATTTGCTCCATCAGGAGTTTGATTTATTATTGTTTGTGTTTGAGTTGACTTTCTGGTTGGATCATACTGTAGTCCTAAGAACTCAAAAGACATCCTTGGGAGTGTAATAGAAACAGGTTTGTTTAAATCTGCCTCTTGTTGCATTCTCGCCAAAAACTTCTGTGTTGGACCATATGCTAATGGAACTTTAATTATGGAATTTGACTTTTTAACTTCAATTCCATTAAATAAGGATCCAAATCCAATAATTACAGATCTAAAAACTTCGTTGTAAAAATACTCAAACATTATCTTATACCAATACAGTACTATTTAACGATTTTATTTTAGGGCATTCCAAAAGGATTTGTTTCTGTAAAATCTATAATACTATCAGACTCTGACTGTATTACATCATTTTCAGCAAATCCAGATACTTCATCATCAGTATTAACACTGAATATAGCAAATTTAGCACCAGAATTTTGTCCTATAATTTGTTCCCCATTATGGAAGTTAGATGATATACCAGATATTTCTAACTTATTAGTTGTGGCATTCCACTCCTTAACTCTTGCTGTTGCACCAGATGTTTGACCTTCAATGATTTCATTAAAGATATATGATCCAGTTCCAATACCAGAACCAGCAGCAGTAGGTGCATCAAATGTTATGGTAGGAATTGCTGTGTAACCTGAACCTGCATTAGTAATATATGCAGCAGTTACTATACCAGAAGCATTGATTAGACCAATACCTCTTGCACTTGTTCCAACACCAACACTTCCAGCAACTGTGAATGATGGACTGGTTGTATATCCTGAACCACCACTTACTATTGATACTACACCAATAGATCCAATGGTTGTAATACCAGCTGTGGCAGCAGCACCCACACCTGTTCCTTCAGGATCCTGAATTGTAATCATTGGTGCTTCAGTATAACCTGCACCTGCATTTGATAAATTAATTGCAACTATCTTTCCATCAGTCAGTCCAGTATCACAGTCAATAAATGTATTAGATATAGATGCAATACCAACAGCAGATATTCCTCCACTAGGTGCTGATGAGATACCAATCAAAGGTTGAGGAGAAGATTTATATCCTGTTCCTACATTTTTTATTGTGATTCTATCTACTGCTCCACTAGCAACATAAGTTGCAGTAGCAGTTGCAGTAACTGCTGCTCCTATTAGAGACAGTGTTTGAATATATCCTAGTTGTTCTACTTCATCATCAATTGTACCAACACCAGTATCAATAACCTCATCCTCATATCTGAATAGTTCACATCTCAACTGATAAACATATGTTTTCTTGAGTTGGTAGAATGGTTGTTCATGCTCAACATATTTGATTTCAAATAATCTATCNCCNAGTGGAAAATAAATTAAATCACCCTCTTTAGGTCTNGTTGATAATTCAATATTAGGAACATCTTTAATTAAAGGTGTAATATAGTTTTCATATCTTTCTCTTGAAATGATTAAAGTTAAATCATCTATATTTTGTATTCCAAACTTTGATAGCAAAGTCCCTTGACCACCATATCCTTCATAACTGTCAACATATGCTTCAATAGGATAAGCGCTATCAAATTGAGATTCTACAACCTCTCTGATTACAGTGTTCTNAGCAATATATCTTCTAGGAATATAATATACATCAACACCATATATCTTTAACTGTTCATTAATAAGATCTTGAACTAAATTTTGTTCACTAGGAGATCCTTGTAAAAAATAGGGGTTAAGTGCCATATCATTATCCTATGAAATCTAAAGGTGGCATCTCATAGGTGCTCAACATTTGTCCTCTTATTTCATCTATTTCTCTTTGTCCATCATCATATATTTGTCTACCATTTAATTCAGTTCCACCAGGTAATTTTACACCTTGAAACTTAATTAGATTTGAACCCCATTGTCTTTTAACTAATGCTGATAGATATCTTTTTAAAAATGGATCATTGTAGACATTGGTAAAATCATCAGGATTGATTGCAGATGAACAATCTATAATTAAATAATCATTAGCACTTATTTCATTCCAATCTATATCTAAATATAGTCTATTTTGTCTTATATTAAATCTAACTTGTTTTTGAGTATTTAAAAGAAAATTAATAGTTTCTAAACGAGTCAATGCCATTGCATATCCCAATAGTTCAAAATTACCAAAATTATACATGTCATTGAGAGCTAATTGATATTTAAAACTAAACATGTTAGTCATGCTTAATCCTTGAGAACTATCAAATCTGAATATTTTTTCTATACCAATTATATTAGGTGGAAGTTGTAAGTAATTACTGTTTTCATAGTAATCAAAACTTGTTGATACACTATTGATAGAAGTAGTAGCAGTTGTGGTAGTAATACCAGTTTGCCCACCTTGAGCTGGATCTTTTACTTTACCTCTATCTATATCTTCTTGAGTTACTTTATATTTTAAAAATACTTTAGTTATACCATCATAATGTCTCTCTTGATAATACTGAATAGCATCATCCATTAAATCTTGTAACTGTTCTTCTGCGACATTAATTTCTAAGACAGGAGCTCCATTCTGTCTTAATGCATAGTCAATTAAATCTTGTCTTGAAGCAGGTTGAGCCATTTATACACTATTACCTTTAACTTATTTATGGAGCAGAGGATATACCTCCTAACACCAACACATTCCCTTCTACTAATCTATAAATTGTTGATCCTGAACTAACTAACATATCCCATACATATCTACCTGGTTTTATTGCTCTTGTTGTTGTAGAACCTATTGATAAATTAAACTCACCACCAGCAGCACTAGTAAATCCTACTGTGAATGATGCTGTAGCTGGATTGGTAGCACCAACTGCAACAGACTTAACTAACTGAGATGATCCACTAT